GCTGAAAGGATGCCGCCTATGAGCTACGACGACATTGTAACCATGCTCGAGGAAGCCGATCTTCCTATCGCCTACGATCACTTTGCCGAGGGCGAGTCTCCGGACCCGCCGTTTATCTGTTTCCTGTTTCCGGGGACGGACAACATGTTCGCGGACAACGTGGTCTGGCAGAAGGTCGACGAGCTGAATATCGAGCTTTACACGGACAAGAAGAACCCGGACATCGAGTCGAAAATCGAATCCATTCTGACCGCGCACGAGCTTCCCTATGAGAAGTCGGAGGTCTGGATCGAAGACGAAAAGATGTACGAGGTGCTTTATCAAACACAGATTATTGGAGGTTAACGATTATGGCTACTAACAAGAAAAACAAGGTCAAGTTCGGCCTGAAGAACTGCCACTACGCGATCGCCACTCTCGCCGAGGAGGGGGCCGTCACATTTGGCACGCCCGTGGCGATGCCCGGCGCGGTTTCACTGTCGCTTGACGCGGAGGGCGACAACGAGCCGTTCTACGCCGACGATACGGTTTATTACATGGTCAGCAACAACAACGGCTATTCCGGCGACTTCGAGCTGGCGCTCATCCCGGAAAGTTTCCTTACAGACGTGATGCACGAAACCGAGGACGCGAACGGCGTCATCGCCGAGAACAAGGACGTAGAGCCGGAGCATTTCGCGCTGCTGTTCGAGTTTTCCGGCGACCAGAGGAAGATCCGCCACTGCATGTACTACTGCTCGGCTACCCGTCCATCTGTCAGCGGTCAGACGAAGGAGGACTCGACCGAGGTGCAGACTGACACGCTGTCCATCACGGTATCGCCTCTGCCTTCCGGCCTTGTGAAGGTCAAGACCGGAACGAACACCACAGACTCGGTTTACAACGCCTGGTACGACAAGGTCTACGAGCCGAGCGACACGGCAAGCACCTCGTCCGGCGCGAAGGCGAACACCTCGTATTCAACGGAGGAGGAGTAAGCGATGGCGGTGACGAAGATAATAGAAATTGACGGTCAGGAAGTCACGTTCCGTGCCTCCGCCGCTATTCCAAGACTCTACCGGAACAAGTTTCACCGGGACATCTACCGGGACCTGAACGAGCTGCAGAAAGGCATCAGCGAGAACGACGAGGAGAATTCCAGCCTGGATACATTCAGTCTGGAGCTGTTCGAGAACATCGCGTGGCTGATGGCAAAGCACGCCGATAAAGACGTGCCGGATTCTCCAGAGGAATGGCTCGACGGCTTCAACACCTTCTCGATTTACGAGGTACTCCCGCAGATCATCGAGCTGTGGGGAATCAATACGGAACAGCAGGTTCAGTCTAAAAAAAACATCGTGCGACAGAGCGGGAAATGACAACCCCGCTCTTTCTCTTGCGCTGCGTACAGATCGGACTGCATATCAGTGAATTGGATCTTCTGACCATTGGCACGGTCAACGACATGTACGCGGAGATGAGCAACGACGACTGGGACTACCCGGAAATCGCGACACAGGAAATGATGGACAGATTCTAACCCACCCCAACGAGCTGCGCTCGCCGGGGACCCCGAGGACAGGAAGGAGGAATCCGCATGGCAAACAGAATCAAGGGCATCACCGTCGAGATTGGCGGCGACACCACCAAACTGACCGAATCGCTCAAATCGGTCGACAAGCAGATATCGAATACGCAGAAAAGCCTGCGGGACGTGAACAAGCTCCTGAAGCTCGATCCCGGCAACACGGAACTCCTCTCCCAGAAGCAGAAAGGACTCCAGACCGAAATCGCCGCCACCAAGGAGCGCCTCGAAGCGCTCAAGGAAGCGGCAAAGCAGGCGGACGCCGCTCTCGCAAACGGCGACATGAGCCAATCGCAATATGACGCTCTTCAGCGTGAAATTGTCGAGACCGAACAGGACCTCAAGAGCCTGACCAAGGAATACGAGAACTTCGGCTCCGTCTCCGCGCAGAAGATCGCGGTTGCCGGTGAGAAGGTCAAGTCTGTCGGCGAGAGCCTATCGAGCGCCGGGACGAAAATGACGATGGGCTTCACCGCGCCCGTCGTGGCAGGTGCAACCGCGGCTGTCACCGCGTACGGCGATGTGGACAAGCAGTTCAACCTCGTCAAGCAGACAATGGGAGATACGGCGAACTCCGCCGAGGACTTCGAGGGCTTGTGGGACCAGATCGGCACATCCGCGAAAAACTCAGTCTATGGCATGCAGGATGCAGCGGACGCTACATTGAATTTCGCCCGTCAGGGATTCACGGCAAAAGAAGCGACCGACATGCTGACACCAGCCATGAACCTCGCTGCAGGAACCGGCACGGATCTTTCCGAAACCACCTCCGGACTTGGCAACGCCATGAAAATGTTCGGCGCGGACTCCTCGGAAGCCGCGAACTACGCCGACGTTCTCGCCAAAGCACAGGCGCAGGCTAACACCACTACATCGGAGTTGTTCGAGGCGATGTCCGTCGCAGGGCCTATCTGCAAAACCGTCGGATGGGACGTGAAGGACCTCGCGACGATTACCGATGTGTTCGGCAACGCCGGTATTTCCGGCAGTGAAGGCGCGAACGCTCTGAAAACAGGACTCGCGCGTCTCGCTTCTCCCGCCAAGGAAGGCGCGACGGCGATGGATCAGCTCGGGCTTTCCACCGGGCAGACCTACGCCATCTTCAACGAGAACGGCACGCTCAAGGACATGCCGACTGTGCTGGCGAACCTGAACTCCGCTTTTTCCGGACTTACCGATCAGGAAAAGCTCGAGGCCGCGGCTAACATCTTCGGCAAAAACCAGATGTCCAAATGGCTGACGCTGATCCAGACCTCACCCTCAGAAGTGTCCTCGCTCCGGGACGCGCTCGACGACTGCGGCGGCTCGGCAGAGAACATGTCGAATGCCCTGATGTCTGGCACAGGCGGCACAATCGAACAGCTCAAATCCACCTTCGACGTGCTCACCGTCACCATCGGTCAGGCAGTCGCACCGGCGTTCCAGAGCCTGATGGAGAAGATCATCGACGTGATGAACGCCATCATGGACATGGACCCGGCGACGCAGAAAATGATCCTGACCATCACGGCAATCGTAGCTGCCATCGGTCCTGTGCTGATTGTCGTCGGCAAGATGGCGACCGGCGTCGGAGCGCTGATGACACTCGCGCCGAAGATAGTATCCGCAATAGGTGTCGTGAAAACAGGAATTACAGGATTGAATGCGGCAATGGCGGCAAACCCGATAGGTCTCATCATCACGGCAATCGGACTGCTCGTCGCGGCATTTATTTACCTGTGGAACAACTGCGAGAGCTTCCGCAATTTCTTGATCAACCTCTGGGACAACATCAAGGAGGTCGCAGTAACTGTGTGGACAGCGATCAAGGACTTCTTCGTGACCATCTGGACAGCCATCAGCGGTGTATTCACCTCGGCAGTGAACGGCATCAGCAGCTTCCTGTCCGGTGCGTGGAACGGAATCCAGTCTGTCGTAACCACGGTGATGAATGCCATCAGCACGGTAATTCAGACCGTATGGAATGGAATCAAGACATTCTTCACCACTATTTTTACGGCAATACAGACGGTCGTCACGACTTATTTCAATATCTACAAGACGATTATCACGACGGTACTCACGGCTATTCAGACCGTGGTGACTACGATATGGAACGCCATAAAGACTGTAATTTCGACCGTCTGCACCGCTATCCAGACTGTGGTCACAACCGTATGGAACGCAATCAAGACCGCGATTACGACCGTGGTGAATGGCATCAAGACCGCTGTCACGACCGCGTGGAACGGAATCAAGACCGTCACCTCGACAGTATTCAATGGGATAAAGTATGTCGCGACCTCGGTCTGGAACGGCATAAAGTCTGCCGTAATGAGCGTCGTAAACGCAATGAAATCCGGAATCACCTCCGCATTTAATTCCATCAAGAGCACAATCAGCGGCATACTGAACGGCATAAAATCGACGTTCAGCTCCGTTTTCAATGGCATCTGGAGCTTCGTTTCAGGTATCGTTGGCAAGCTCAAGAATGTGTTCAACTTCCACTGGGAGCTGCCGAAAATCAAGCTCCCGCATTTCTCGGTTTCCGGCTCGTTTTCCCTGAATCCGCCGAGCATTCCGCACTTCTCCATCTCCTGGTACAAGAAGGCGATGGACGGCGGCATGATCCTGAAGGACGCGACCATCTTCGGGCAGTCCGGCGGCACGCTCCTCGGCGGCGGCGAAGCTGGCGACGAAGCCGTAGTCGGCGTGAATTCATTACGGAACATGATTAAAGAAGCCGTGAGCGAGACCGCCGGGAACAACGGCCCGCTCATCAATATCGAAACCATGAGCGTCCGCAGCGACGACGACATACGCAAGATTTCTCAGCAGCTCAACACGCTTCTTGTCGGAAGCAGACGCGCGAAAGGATCGGTGATCTAATGGGATTCAAATTCAACGGCAGAACATCACAAAGCTTCGGGCTCGCGACGCGAATGACGAAGGAAAACCGGATGCCGGATTTCACCAACAACACGATCACCGTTCCCGGACGTGAGGGACTGTTCGACTTCGGAGAGACCATCGGCGAGCGAAAGATCGAAATATCCTGCTTCATTCCTCCCGGCAAAAGTGACGCAGACTTCCTCGCCCGCAAGGACGAAATCATCGCGTGGCTGAACCCGGACATCGGACTGTGCGACCTGATTCTCGACAAAGAGCCGAACCGCGTCTACCGGGCAAGGCTCGAGAGCGGATTCTCATTCGACAAGGTCGTGCGCAACTCCTGCACCTTCGACCTGACGTTTCTCTGTCCCGATCCGTATGCCTACGCGGAGAACGACGAGACGTTCGAGATTACCGAGGCCGGAACGTTCTCGCTGAATCGGACGCTCGGAAACGCCGACTCCCTGCCGGTTTACTCGCTTGTCGCCGATCTTGCCAAGGGCAAAAATGCTGTCGTTACGACCAATGGTAAGAGCCTCAAAATCGACGGCGTTCTTACCGAGGATGAAGTGCTTGTGATCGATTCCTCGCTCATGACGGCAAAGGTCACGGACTCAGACGGCAATACGCTGCGCAACGGACTGCCGCTTCTGGAAAGTCTCGACTTCCCGGCGCTCAAGGTCGGCGCAAACACCATCACAATCGAAGCAGACAGCACCACGGAGACGACGGTTCAGACGCTCAGCACGCAGGACAAGTTCACCGGGCAGGTACCCGCATCATGGGGAACGGACGGTCTGTGGCGCTTCAATGAATCCGCGCCGGACTCCGACACCTGCCTTGCGGATTCTTCCGGGAAAAACCGAAAAGTGTCAATCAACAAGTGGAGCGGCACCACCGCGTCACTGCAAGCAGGACATCTCGGACGCTCGTTCCGCATGAACATCAACAACCCGTCGACCGAGCAGACATACCTGAAAGTCTCAAATGATGGAACTCTGTTCTCGAATATCGGAAAGACGATTGCTGTCGGCGGATGGTTCATGCCCACGACCTACTCGGTCGGGAACACTTTCTGCCCGCTGCTCAACACCCGGCAGGGAACCGGCAACCCGATATTCTACCTGTCGCTGCACTCCGGGAAACCTCGACTCATGCTGTACAACTCGTCCGGCACGCTGATCCTCGATCAGGATTTCACGCCGAGCATCACGCTGACCAACGGGCTATGGTACTTCATCGCAGCGGTCATCAAACCGGACAGTCATACTGCGCAGTATGTTCTTGGGAGCAGAAGCTCCGGAGAAGTATGGATATCCGACGCGGTCAGCTTTACGGGCGAGCTCAACCGATCCTGCATGGCCGACCTCATCTGGGGCATGCACGCGGAATCCTACTGGTACGCCGGAAACTTCGACGACTGGTTCCTCGACTGCGACTCGAGTCTTACAGCGGACGACATCGCGCTCTGGTTTCAGGAATCGCTCACCTGCAATGCGGCGGATTCAACCGCGGATGTGGACGGGCTGACGACATCTGATGCTGTTACGCTCAAGGCGACGGATTCCGTCTACGCGACAAGCGGCTACCTCACAACCGCCGCCATGGAATATGGAATTACGGGGAAGTGCTACGTTTCCCTGACTGCTGATACGCCGACGGGAACAAGCGTCTCTGTCGAAACATCCACTTCGGACGATTTCTCTACATGGAGCGACTGGGCGGCTCCCGGCGCGGATAACATGGTGCAGTCGGATTCCGCGAAATACATCAAGTTCCGCGTGACGCTGACAATAACGGATTCATCGGTAACGCCAACGGTAAGAAGCATAGCGCTTTCGACGCCCGGCGAGTCGGCGTTCAAGAAACTGACCATTCAGGCCCGCAGCAGATGGAGGTGATCGCGTGGCTGCTGAAAAGAAATTACTGGCCGTTCTCGACTTGGACGGCGGACAGGAAGCGGTGCTCGAAAACGCCTACGACGTTATCATCACTGGAGAGATAAACGGCATCGATACCTTGGAGTTCAGCCTGCCTTTCCGGGATGAGAAGCGCAAATA